AAAGAAGGCGTACCCACAGTAACGAGTTGCCGTGTCAAGGAACAAAAGTGTTCGAGGATCCACAAGAGTCCTCGCCTTTTTTTCACCAGTCTTAGATGAGATCATCGTTTTCCTCTTATCGTTAAGTTTCGGTGTGATAAACAGTATTTTCGGTTTCATCATGGCACTCCAATTCTATCATATATTTGACGGTTGAGTTGTGAAGAAAAGTCAATCCCAACTCTTTCAACTTCTTGTACCATCTGTCCTTATGCTCCTGAGAGCAGAATCTTTGCCACTCCCTGTAAGGATCGAGTTTTTTGCCGCAATACCGACAGGTCTGTCGTAGTCTATCATCCAGCATCTTTCAACCTCCCTATGAGCCGTGCACGGCTGTTCTTGATGATGTTACCCACCTATCCTGCCTCCTCCCAATTATCGCACAATCCCGAACTTTCCGCAACAATGGGCACTTCAAATATATCAAGTTCTTTCAGCACATCACAGTACATCCTGACCCGTCCCCGCGCGCCCAGTTCCCGTTTGACCGCCACATCAACCTCATCATGGACAAAGTTGAACATGTAATCTTGAGTGCCCCTCATCAATTTGTCCATTCGCAAGACCCACCACTTGAACACATTTCCCGCACACCCCTGGCAATAATAATTCACTCCCTTGTATCGTTCCGAGGGGGGCAGATAATAGACAGCCCCAAAGTCATCATACAACCGTCCCTTTGTTTCAACAAGACTCGACACGGCTCGTTGAAGAGCATGGAAAACCGGGAACTTTCTTCTGATACTTTGGTAAATAGCGTCACACTTACTGACCGTGTAAGGCAAATGAAACTTATCATGGAGGGTTCGGTAGAATTGATTTATCCCCACACCATACTGCACCCCCAAGGTTCCATGCTTGTAGGCCTCGTAGATATTGTCCTTCTTGGTAATCCCTTTGTGCCCCGTACACTCCTCAACCACATGCAGGTAGATGTTGAAACCTTCCTTCTCCCTATATTGTTTGGCGAACCAATCTTCGCCGAGAAACACACTCATGGCATGTGAGCCAAGTCTCGCTTCAATCGAAGCAAGATCGAGTTTAACAAAGGCGAACCCGGGGGGGACAATGAATCCCGTTCTGATTCCCGATCCACGCGGCACGTTCTGGACCTGCCCCTTCACGATCATGCCGTTATCCCCATACATGTTCCACGATCTGTATCTGCGTGTGATGGCTGCCGATTGAGCGAGATTGGGATGGAAGACTCCCTTCTCGTTCACGACCGCTAGAATGTTTCTCGCATAGGTATTGACCAACTTCTGATCTCTCCGCACACGCTGGACGGCGCGGACGGGGGAACTCAAGGCATGGTCTCGAAGCACCACGTCGTCGGCCCGTGTCATCCCTGTCGGAGTACGGCGACCTTCCCCAAGATCAGATAAGTGTCTCCTGAGCGCATGACCTGTCGGCTTTTTGCCGTCCTCAACTCGCAACCTTTCGGCAGCTTGATCCAGATTTCTCCTGACCCTTCGCCTACCCAGACTTCCGAACTTTTTGAGATATGGAACGTCAACGGTAATTCCACTCGCTTCCACTCCAGCGTTGACCCGGAGCATTTCCGCGTCTTGTTGGTACGCATAGTTATCTCTCACCTCCTTGTATAGTAGCGAAGCAATTTTCGCCGTCATTTTAACGTCGTGCATACAGTAATCATGCACCAAGTTGTCCGGGCACTTGGTCATATCGAACTCGATGTCGTCTTCTCCTTTCATGTTGTGTTTGTGTATCCACTCACGAAGTCTGGTGAGCGGCGTATAAAGGTCGCCAAGGAAATACCATGAGAGGGACTTGAGATCATAGGCGGGAAGGTCGTTCCTGAAATGTTTTGCCATCAGGTACGTATCATGGAGTTCACCCTTGATGGGTATGCTAAGACGACGTTCCATGAGGTGAAGCTCGAAGGATGCGTTATGGACTACCACCGGACACTGGAGATCCTCCCCACACAACCTGACGTTACTATCTCTTCTCAAGTTGTGGTCAATTCTATTGAGGACCTTGCCTGTCTTGATGTTGAACTTAGCAGCACATACCCGGTCAATTTTGCAAGCATACTTATTGGGGTCGGATGTCTCGAAGTCAAGGGCGATCCAGATGTTGTTGAGCCTCGACTTATGTCCTAACGTCGTAGTCATATCTTCCTCCCTCCCATCCTTTTGTTCTCACCCTGACCCCCGCTGCCTTCGCCGCTCTTGCTATCGCTTGAGCCAGACGAACCTCCTTCGATGGAACACGGAGAACATAAGCAGGATGGAACGCCACGAAGGTTCTTACCCCCATCCACACCGGGTCAATCTCCATCCCCTCCCACTTGGTGATGAACCGTTCACCCGCAAGAAAACTCAAGGCTGTTCCCCCCAACAACACGACTACTTTGGGGTTCACGTCTCGAACCTCCTGGTCGAGATACAGTCGGCATTGCTCGAAGTAATCCCCGGTTTTCTTCTTACAAGGCAATCTGTCTTGAGGGGGGTGACATTTGAGAACATTCGTGATATAAACATCTTCAATCCCCAATTTGTTGAGGACATGATCAAGCAACTTTCCAGCCTGCCCCACAAAAGGAAGATTGGCCAGATCTTCCTCAAACCCAGGTGCTTCGCCAACAAGCATGAGGGGCGCGTGTTTGTTGCCCCTGCCCCACACACACCTGTGCCGAAGCACGGATGGACCTAGAGGGCATCTGTCGCAATCAGGATTGTGTCTCACTTTTTATCTCCTGTCCACAATACGGACATCGCTTCACCTTCCTCACTTTCGGCAACTCGAATCCCTCGATGTGATCTCCCAACTTGTGTGCGTAAGAACTGTTTGCCCGAATCCAATCGGACAAATCCTTCCCTTTGATGTTAGGGGAAGGAAGCACCTCAACATAACTCGCCCACTTCCCCAATTTATCCTCCACCAGTCCAGTACCCTTCTCCCCCGCTTCGTCCCGGTCGTACAGAACAAAAACAATCTTGTCCCGAAAGAGCCAAGCGTAATCATCATTCCAACTTCCTGATCCGCCCGTCCACGTAGCGGTGGGAAGACCATGAGTGCGCCCGACTAGAACATCCCACTCACCCTCAACCAAGAGGACCTTATCTTCACCCACCACTTTGTTCTCAGGAAACAAACGCACCTCACCATGACCCTTAATGCTGATGACCTTGCCGTTTTCCCGTTCTTTCTTTCTCCACGCCATCTTCCTGATGTTGACACACACATTGAACTGATCCCGTATCGGCAAGGTAATCCTGTTGGTGCTCAAATCATAACCCAGTTCGTACAACTCGATTATGTGGTCGCTTACTCGTCGTTCATGGCGCACATACTTGAGGACGTTGTGTTTTGTCTTGAGGATCTTCCGGTGGGCTTCTACCCGCGAGTCCGGGATACTCCTCACGATGTGCCCATACAGGACCCACCGCGCATCGTTGTATGTCACACCCTCAAGTTTGGCGAACAAGTCAATGATATTCCGCGCAAAGAAATCACACCGCCCACTATGACACTTAGCTTTGCCTTCAGGCGAAATGTGGAGAGATGGTTTGGTGTCGTCGTGGAACGGACACATCACAAGACCATCGGGAACCCACTCAGGGAAGTGGGACCGAACAATGGCCGTGATGTCGGCCCTCGCTTCGATGAAATTAACCATACGGTCAAGAATCTTTATCACACCGTCTCCCGTCGGATGTTAATTCGGAATTAACATTTTGTTTTAGGCCACGGTTTAGTGTACCCCCACTCTTTGTTGACCATCTTGCTCAACTTCGCCAAATCAACTCCATGTTGCTTGACATAACTTCTGAGAGGAACGCCTTTCAACTTGGCCTTGATTGCATCCTTTACCATCTGCTGTGTAATCGGCTTTTTCCTGCCTTTTTTTATGCTGGGGACTATCCGCATTAGGAGTTGAGATCCCTTACTGAGGCCTTCATTGAGAGCATCCAGCCTTCGATATGCGACATCCCTGTTTTCCGAACCCTCCAAAAGGGAGAGATCTTTTCCATCACAAATCAAATATATCATCTACCGTCCCCCAAATGATGAGCGTGGTGTGGTCTCGGCGGCCTCCCCGTTTCTCTCAGAGAGGATTATCGCTACACACCACGCTCATTCAATTCACTTCTTTCTTTTAACTATCCGCTTAATTTTCTTATCGGACTTCAGGGGCTTCTTGATTCTATAGTCCAAATCATCCCCTTTATCCACAGGCTCTTCCGTCGTGCCCTCCTCGTCCAACGAGGCCGCGTCTTCACCCAACCCCCGGTTGATGAAGACGTTTTGCCACGGTGTGCCGTCATCCCTCTTCGTCTTAGCGTTCCTCACCGTCACCTCAACCAACTCCCCCATGCACTTGTTGGCGAGGTCTTCCACCTCCATGAGGAAACGGTCGTAGTCCACTTCGTACTCTCCACCCGGCAACTTCCGGCCGGATATTACATCCCCCAGAATCGAACGAATGTTACGGGCACATTGAAGAATGCCGTCCTGGTCATCAAGCGCAGGTGCGAACGGAAACATGTTCCGTCCCTTTACATCCCCCACCTCCACCGTCAACATCAGGAAGTGACAAGGATGTTCCTCTCCCTTACGTTCGATGTCCCGAACCTCCGACATTTTTACCCGACAGGTATAAATACCGGGGGGGAACGGTTCATTGTTGAACGCACCGGACAACCTTCCTTTCTGCGCCCTGAACCTGCGCCTTGCTTCAAGCAATCTTTTGTTCATACTCATTTCACATCCTCCCCATCCATATCAATCCTATTGTTATGACCGTCAACAGAAACAACAATTCCATCTTTCACCCCTTTTCTAAATAACCGAAACACTCCAGTATTGCCTCGGCTGCTTCTTCCTCGTTTTCCCCCAACTCCAACTGGGGAGGAAATATACCCCACTGGTCTCCAGCTTCTATCCCGGACTGACTCTCGGCGATAAGCACATGTTTGTCTTTTTCACCGTCTGCGTCAGGCACAATATCGAAGTGTAGGATCTGATTCACAAACCCCGCAAGATACTGCCGTGTCTTTCCCGCCACGTTGAACGTGGACTTCTGTACTATACCGCCACTTATCCTTTTCTCCACCATGTACACGTGCATAATCAATATGATGCCTTTATCGGCCCCATCCAATATACCGAGCAACTCTCTCATCTCGTCGTAGATCATAGACCAGGCGATCCCATGATCTCCCGCTCCATAAGGCGAGACGATGCCGAGTTCAGCACAGATGCTGTCCATAACCGTCTGGAACATGGCATCGCAGGTGTCGAGGATGATCGGATTGTAGTCTGTCTTAACCACCCACTCAAACCACTTGCGTATCTCCTTTGTGTCTGAGAGGATGAGACGAACCGATCCTGTACCCCCGCAAGTTTCACACTTCTTCTTTCCCACCTTGCCTGCTCCCTTGCAGTCCGAACATTTCTGAGAAGTTCCCTCGAACTCAACCCCACCCGAACCGCCCTCAAACAATATGAAGAAAGGCTTGAACCCAAGATTGTATTTCTCCGACACCGTGCCTAATGCGGCTGCTGTCGAAGTCTTGCCGATCTTTGGCGCGCCTATCCATATCTGTTTTGCGGACGTGAAATTCATGTTCTTGGGCAACTTTCTTATTGCCTGACCGTCCGGGCCAATCACATCTTTACTCATTCTTTATCACCTCCTTCTAATTCAGGATGTTGAACAACCTTCTTTCTATACAACCCACTGCACTCCCCTGAGTTCCATCCATCCTTGTGTCCGGCCATCTGCGCCACGCAAGCAGGACCAAACGGGCAGACCGAGCCGTACCTGCCCTCACACGAAGAGAACCGCATGGCAGGGATCTCCTTGCCCCCACTCAACGTCACCCACGAAGCTAGATGATAAGCGACCATCTTCCTCAGTTCCTCCAAGGCATTTGCCTCCACAAGTCTTGGTGGCGTCCTCAGAAACATCTTGTCCGGCTCCTCGATGTACTGCTGTTGCACCCGTGACTCATACTGAATCAACGGCTCTGGATGCGCCACCGCTTCCCCCTTCTTAGGTTTCGTTCCCGTCCGGCGGAGTTGCGACTTCTTTATCATGTTCCAGATATACCACTTGGGATACTTACCAGTGATCTGCTTGAACCCCAGGGTATAGATCAGTTGTTGAAGATTGAGAGGCAACACCTCGTAGTTCTTCGACGAGAAACTACTCACGAATTTGTGCTCCACGAATCCCTCATCCCCGGTTTCCCTCTCCTTGACCCCCAAGTCCAACTTTCCCCTGAAAGTTATACCCTCAATGTCTATCTCAAACTGCTCCTCGGTGAACAGGATCTCATACTTCTTGAAGTCGTCCTTGTACTTAACTTTGTACGCATGGCAGGCTCCAACCATCGCCGCCAATTTCATCTCCTTCCGCTCGTAATCTTCGGGGTTAATCTCGCCGAGGTCATCCATCATTCCCTTGATCCGTTTGACCATATTCTCCCGCAGCATCAACCCATGCGGAGGATTCTTATACCAATGATGAAGTGCGTAATGACCGAACTCCCCCTCCAGAAAGAAGTCCTCCTTTGCGACAACCTCAACGCCTACGCCTGTCGCTCGATATTTATACCACTCAAGTCTTTCACACGTCAGGAAATCCATGAGTCTTGATTGTGTGAAGATGACCTGTTTTCCTACCGTCTCTACCTCTTTCTTAACCATCTTTCTTCTCCTCTCTTAAAAGACTATCCATTTGCCGTTCAACTTGAATTTTGCTTGCTCAGGAACATTCTTCTCCAACTCATCTATCGAAGATACTATGGCAGCCAAGGCCAACGCCGAAACCGACGTCCCCCTTGCTCGCGCCAACTTTCTCAATCGCTCCAAAAGAACATCATCCCCAAAGTATATGTGCGCCTTACGTGATTCCATCCATACTCACCTCCTTCCACACTATCTCAACTTGTATTCCATTATCGCACGTAACGCAGGCAAGGTCAATGAAAAAGATTTTTTATTTGAGAGCAGTTGGTACACCATTTCATCCGCCCCTCCCTTCGTGATTATGTCCACGTAGTGAGTGATCGAGGTCTTGCTTGTAATCCTACGACTACGGCCCTCCGCCTGTGCCCGCCGGGCATAACTGAAAGGATTGGAATAAAAGATGGCTATGTCCGTGTCGGCCAGTTGATTGATTCCCTTGCATAATGACGTGCGTATCAGGAGAACACCACTACGAACCTTATGAAATTTTGAGAGAACATCCTGTTTGCGAGGGTCGTCCATGATAGATAGGTTTTTGCAGAAAGACAACCTCTCCACCAATAGTGCGGTTTCAGGAATGTAGCTGTGCCATATCACAATTTTAGCTTGAGGATTGCTCGCTATAATTTCGGTAAGAACCGACAGTTTATTCGTCGGCACAAGTTTTGAGGCTTCATCCGCTCGGAACACTCCTCCCATAAGTTGAACACGCTTGATGAATAGTGCGGCGGCATGACTTACCTCAATCTTCTCTCTATCGAACTCGGCGGCAAACCATTGTTTCAGTTCCTCATCTACCTGCTTCTGTTCTTCGGTCATATCCACTTCTACCTTGTGATAATGGCGTTCAGGCATCCTCACCTTTGTTTTGGTCAGCCAGTAACTCACGTTCCGGCAATCTCTTTGAATCCTGGTGTATGCCGACCGCTGCGGCAGCCAGCCGTAACCCGTAATGTCATTGTAATTCATATACCGCAACCGGAACCGGGTAAGAGATGTGCCAAGCGATGCGCCACCATCAAGAATCTTGAACTGCCCGAACAAATCTTCAAGCCGCTCGGTTGCCGGTGTGCCATTGAGGATAATTTTGTGCGGTATATCACGAACCACCCGGTTGAGTGTGCGGTGTCTGTCCGTGCGTTGGTCTTTTATCTCGCCACTCTCATCCAGAATAACCAAGTCCCACCCGACCTCTTTGTATTTCTCCCATCGGTGAGTGAGCAGATCGTAGTTAATGCCAACGCACGTAGGTTTGTTGAAAGAAATGGAAGTCGGGTCGTTTGGGCGCAACACATACTTGAAATCGGTATGTCGCCACACTTCCTCGTTCCACGTGTTAATGATGTTGTTCTTGTCACTACATATCAAGATACGACGGGCGTTCAGCCAATCGGCATACGCAAGAGCAACAAGACTCTTTCCCGCTCCTAAAGGCAGGAACAATGCGCACAAGTTGTGGCTCTTGAGGTAGGCCAACGCCTTCCTCTGATGTGACAAGAGAGGAGTAAAGATCATGTTGCCGCCTTTCGATAAAAATGGGGGGTCCAAGAAACCATGCAGTTTAAGAATGTTAATTGGAATTAACATTTCGCATGGAAGAAACAAGGTTTGGACCCCCCGAAAATTATTTCTTCTTTGTCGCGTTTCAACCCACGTGCCCACAGGGAAGCACGAAGGATACTGTATTACTTATTCATGTGTCAATCTATTTCTCCCCCA